CACCACCAAAGGTATCAAAGCTTATGCAGCATGGCCATTTAGTAGCGGGATAGTTTGTGCCTGGCGTATCGGGGGTTTCGTATTTGCGCACCTCGATAATTTCCGTTTCCGCATCTTCAAACGTTGCCGGTCCAGCCTGGCGCAGGCTGTCGATGTAATCGTAGGCATCATCTCCTGGGTAAACATATTGTTCCACCGGGATGGTGGGTGCATAGCTTTCAACGGAAGTATTTGCCGTGTCTTGATGAATCGGGGTCTCGCTTACGACATTGGCGTTGTAATTCATTACAAGGCTATTGATTCCTGCACCCAGCAATTCCCATGTATCTGCTGTTTCATCCGGCGTAGTGTTGATAAAATGTGCGATTGTAGAACGTTTTTGCTTAGTCATCTTCTAACTCCTTTATTTTTTTATATTTTTTCATCCAGTTTTTTGCCTTATCTCGTGGGATAACATTTTCTGGAACATAGGTATCCTCGCTGATATTAAATATTTTTACCTTATGAGCATGCAGCCCATCGACTAATTGCTTGTAGCCTTTAAAAATATTGTTTATTGGCACGGAATCGGGGGTCATTTTTTCATCATCCCCCCAGAAATGTGCCATGGCATTATGAGGTTTGTGCTGCATGCCGATAATAAGGATGGTTTTTGCTCCCATGAAATAAGCTAGTTTGATCGCCACGTGCATGACATTGCGCCATGTAATCTCGGCATGTTCAATGTCTTCTTGCCAGAGGTTTTCTCCATTACGATAGAGCGGTCCTGCTCTATTCTTAAACCGGTAGAATTCCTTCCCGCGCCATCGTAACAACTTTGGCTTAGGTATGAATTTTGGAATATTCTCGAATTTCTTATAAATTGCCTCTCCAAATTCATTCATTGTGCGGCGATCTACGGCTACATAGTAATCTGGCATCCATCTATCATATAGATGAATAGTGTTCATACCAATAGATGGATAATCAAAATCTTCCGGCGGGGTTAGATGAAGATTCTCGCCATTTCCAACCAAAAGAATCGTCTCACCTTTATGAATATTCTTGAATTTATTTATATCCATTAAACCTCTTCCTCGTACTGTAGAACGCACTGGATATTGTATATTCCAGTTTGTGATTGTCCTTGCTCAAATAAGTAACCCCAGCCAGTAGCCTCTATCTTTATGGCGGTCTGCCCGCTATCAAGGGTTGGTAAGATACCATCCTCCGATTGACTTTCCAGCCAATCTGCGAAAGTCTCAAAAAAGCCGTTCGTTTCCAGTCTTTCCAGATCATCTGCTGTACTTTCGGAGCTTTGTAAAGCAAACGGATACTCCCTGATACTTGATCCGTCAATGTAACTTTCCACAATACGCGAACCGGGCAATGGGATAATCGCGTATTCGGTCGGCGTTGACCCAAGATAATCAACCCATACCGGAGCGTTTGTTTTCAGATCGCTGTATGTTTTGATATAAGTCTGTAATGCGCTGATTATGCTCATTTGTCAAGTATCCTTTGTGCATGCGATACAATAGAATCTTTATTCACCGCTTTCATGCGTTCGAACCAAAAGCTACCCCGCATACCTCCACCATGATAGACAAGGTCTTTATCTATCACTTCCTTCTTCTCGCCTCTCATCGCATAAGCGCTACGGGAATTCACACCAACCATAACCTTCCCGTAATATTGGAAGCGCGCATAGGGAGCAATCCATTGAACTAAACCGCTGCCTATTTTCGTCCCCAAAATGCCGGATTTTATTAACATGGATGTTTTCATCGGTATATATGGTTCACACAATCTCAAAATTTCTGAATCAACTGCTTTCTGCGCTTCTGAATATCTTCTGTGCCATTTCGTCCAGAAGTAATTGTTCCATATAAGCTCGGCTTTGCCGCCTTTAATGACTATCTTTCCGCGATAGGTTTTGATGATAGGTGCCATTATCCACCACCGACCTGTATATGTTGCAAATGCGCGCTTCCATAATCCATTAGATCAACCGATTTCACAACAATCACATTTGCATATTTTGCCTTCAATGAACTCATGGTAAATGATCCGGCTATCATGTCCATTACGATCCCTTTTACAAGAACATCCCCAACCTTTACGGTGTTGGTAATTCCTGGAATATAGACAGCAACAGAATCAGCCTGTAAAAGCCCTGATTTGATAACATTGGACGCTTTACGATTCTCCCAAAACACAGCTTCTATCTCTGAGCGTGTCCATACTTCAGAACCATTAACAACTGATTTAGCGTATAATGTGGCGCCCGTATTAGTTATCATCCTCATCGAATCCTTGAAACATCAGTCCTGTATTCCACAGGTATAATCTTGCAGCGTCTACTTGCTTTTCGGTGTTGGTTTTTTCCATATCTTTGTTTACTACATACGTTACTGAATGATTGCCTACTGTTTCGCTTGACACCTCTTTATCAATGGTTGATTGTGATTGCATTACATCTGCTATTGCACACGTTGCTAATTGAATCAGTTCAATAGTATCTTCATCCTCATCATCTTCTATGATCGCACTTGCTCTATCAAATGTGATTCTGTCAATAACAGCACTTGCCCTTAAAGCTAATTGTGGGAAGGCTGCTGATGTGATATCAGTTCCAAAATAGGTTTCGCTATAAAATGTCCAATCTGCATACAATGTAGTCATGCATCACCTCGCTTTTTTGCCCATCTCAGTTTAGCGCTAGCACTCATGCGCTGTTTAGTTTCATCCGAACAAATTCTTCCTAGTGTTGCATATTTAATTTTTTGCTTATGTTCTTCTGATAATGGACCGTAACTTTTACCCATATGCGCTCTGCTGATTTTGCGTTTTGTGGCTTTGGTATGAGGATGACCAATTCGGGGCTTGCCTTTTTGTGCTTCACTAATTTTTCTTTTGTGCTCTTCAGAATGTTTATTCCCTTTTAGCGCCCTACTCATTTTATTAATTTGTTCTTCTGTAAGTTTTACATTGAGCATAGGAGCAGCAGCAGTTTTTCCAAAGTTATATTGAGGATGTAATTCGTCAAAACACATTTGTTCAAAAAGCAAAGTGTTATTTGAATCACAATATAGTATGGGAGAGAATATAAAATTCTCTTTTCCATATTTATTGAATGCAAATTGTAAATAACGGTTTTGATGTCTATTTTTCTTGAGTGCTCTTATATGTGCTGATAATCGTTTTGAAATATTAATACTGCTACCAATATATCGATGTTCATTAGCAATATTCCTTATCTCATAAACACCGGCATATGTGCTCATGTTTCACCCGCCACTTTCTTCAAAAAATATTCCTTTGACCGTACCATGTTATCCTTATATCCTTCTACGGTAGTGCGCCGGTGGAAGTTGTCAGGCTCGTCTGCCAGATGAATAAATGGTAAATCCAATGCTTTTACCGGTATGCCGATTTCCTGACATCTCCACGAATAATCGATGTCATCAAATCCAGCATGTAAGTAATATTCGTCAAATTTTCCGACAATCTCAAATACAGCGCGGTGCATAATCATCAGCCATCCGTAGATATAGCAGAATTCACGTCCAGCTCCCCACTTGGCCGGTTTTTTCCTGATTTCCATTCCATACATGCCTTTATAGGGTTGTGCCTGAATAGTATCCGCAAAAGTGCCCTTACAAAGCACGTCATCGTTTGAAAACATCAACCAATCGCCCGTGGCTTCTTTTGCGCCAATGTTCAGCGCTTTCATGTAGTTATAATGGACAGACTGGTCAACGCGAATGAGCTTGTAATCGCCAGATTGATAAGGCTCTTTTGAACCATTGTCCACCAGGATGATTTCTGTATTCGGTTCATATCTGACAACAGACTCAATATAGGGTGTGGCATAATCGCCCCAATCAGAATTGGCAACGATAATCAAACTGATCATATCTTCCTACCGCTCCATACCTTCCCAATCTGCGCGATAAACTCATTTTCTTTTGCCGGTCTTTCAGCAACAAACTTTACAATCCCAGGATACTTTGGCAATATGTGGTCGTGGAATGCTACAATGCCACCCTTTTTCAGGAACGGGAACCATGCCAGATAATCGGCTTTTACGGATTCATAGGCGTGATCTGCGTCAATGTATAGCATGTCAATGCTACCCTTGAAAGACTTAACAACACGCGTCGAATATCCCTTGATGATCTTGATCTTTTTCATCAGATCTAATTTTGTGAAGTACTCAACTGCCTGGATCATGCGGTGGTAATGAACGCCTTCCCAGCAATCAATCGCGTACACCCTGACGCTGTCTTTTGCGCCAGTAGCCATAAAAGATGTTGAACGCCCGTAAAGAGTGCCTATCTCTACGATCAGACCATCATCAGGAACCTGAGAAGCCAACCAACCCAAGTGCCTACCCTCTTCTGTAGTAACACCAAAGCGCTTTATACTCAATTCTTCAATCTGTGAAACTTTCCCAAGATTGAGCATCATTGCTTTATCTTCGTATGCACTCATAAGTAACTCTCCAATCGCTCTACAAAATGCCTGCCATCAAAGGGTTGTCCGATAAATCTTTCTTTCCATCTCTCGACATCCTGACTTCCTGCCATCGCTGATTCAATCAATGCCAGTAAATCATCCGGTGTTTTGCAATCCTCGACATTGTGCGGATAGCGCATGTAATCTCTGTATTTATTCCAGTTGCGGGCATAGATTAGCTTTCCCGTATTGCGCGGGCTGTTATGCGGGAGGATTCCCTCGCCAATCATTACAAGCGGGTTTCCCATTGCTACGGCCATGTGAGCGAACGTAAATCCGGCAATAATTACATCAGCTTCTTTCATCTGGTTTGTCTGGCCGTCCAAGTTACCCATAACAAACCTTACCCGACTATCTTCCCATAACCCATTTGTTTCCAATGCTCCGATGTATCGCACAGTCAAATCGATTTTGTCGTTCAGGCCAAGTAACAATTTATAAGCCTTCGCGTTCAGTTCCCTTTCGTCTTCCGGCAGATAAATACTTACCGGATGAATTGGGGCAAACAGCACGCTGATTTTGTCAGTTGGTTTACGTTGCCTGAATGGACAAATATCTGTATAAGACCATCCAACGACTTCTACCGGATGAGGATAACCTATCCTACGTAGCACTTCCTTATGTCCTTCCGCTATTGTGAATAAAGCATTTACCGGATAATATTGGTCAGTCAGGTCATGCGGAATGTTCGGGCGCACACTGTGAGGATAAATGAAAATCGGTATTTTCTTTTTAGCGGCTTCGATGATCTGTGTTCGCCACTGGACAGGCATACCGGCAAACAACCCACTCCATTCGTGGTCAATAAGAAGAAATTCTGCTTTTAAGGTTCTTCTGCGCGGAATGTATCCCTTCCGGCGCAATGCGTTGATGTAGGCTTTTGCCTTGTGTTGGTGTTCGATGACACAATAGTTCATTGTAAAAAGGGCGGCCAATAACCGCCCTTTGCTTTTTTAGCTCGTTGCAGCGGCTTCCGCATGGACATAGATGCCATCCGCCTTGTTATCATAGACGAACGCGTCATGATACAAGCGGTACTGCACCTTATAGGTGTCCATTTCCTGGTTCTCGTCGGGAGAGAAGATTTTCAGGTTAGCGTGTTTGGCAACCTGCAATACAGCGGTGGGGTGAACGATCATGAAGTTGATGTCCTCTCCGGTTGCAGAAAACCCACCAGCGTCAACCGAACCGCCAGCGTTCAGTGTTACTTCGGTGGAGAAACGGGTCTGCGGAACCATGATCACTGGCATGCCATCCAGCACTTGCAGGCGGCGATCTACAGCGCTTTCACTTCCCCAGGTGCGGGTCAGAGCGCCTTCCAATAACGCATAGCAAGCGTCAGAAATATACAGGAGCCTTCCTTCTGGGGGAACCTCGTCTGCATTCAAGGCCGCTTTACCAGCATCAATGGCCGCTAACACGGCCGTGGCGTCTGTCAGGGATCCTGTCGTCCCGTTGTTCGCGCCATCCGCGTACTTTGCAAAGCGGTAAGCGTCCACTTCTGGAACAACCTCTGTGCGCATGAACTCTCCAGCAAGAGTGCCAAAGGCCATGCCTAAAGTCTCTTCATCGTCCATGCGGTCGATATTGAATTCCCGTCCACGCTCGGTGGCAAGAGTCAAGGTTTCCCACGTGCCAGTGATCTGGCCTTTAGGATAACCGGTCGCGCGTGCATAAGTGCCAAGACCGATAACGTCAGTCTTGAATACTTTTACTACATTCGCGCCAGCAAACTCTACTGGCTTGGTTTTTGCGTCCATGCGTGAGGTCAAAGACGCGACTTTATAAATTTCGTCCAGAATGGGTAAATACTTCTGGGCTAAAGTAATGCTTTGGGTCATTTTATTTATCCTTTTCTACTGGCAACCCGGCTGCTTCTCGCGCTGCCATCAATGCCGCGTCGCCCAATAATCCTTTGTTTTTCCCGCCGGTAATAATTTGTGGCTCCGGCTCGTCAGTATAGAACAGAAAATCATTGTCGGTTTTGATCTTTTCCACTTGCTCATTNNGATCCATCTTCTGCCAGCTTCAATTCGTCTGTTTTCAACAGTGCCTTTACAGCCGTTGGATTCTTTGCCTTCGCGCCAACCAGAGCACCATCCAAAGCATGGGAGAATTTCATCTCCGCGATCCGCTTTTCAGCGTCCTTCTGCGCGTTCTCGGCCTTCGTTTTCCAATCTTCTACTGCCTTTTGCAGCTCTTCCGGTTTCAATGCCTTAAAGCTCTCGATCTGCTTATTGGCTTCGTCGAGCTGCTTTTGCAAGCTCTCTGCTGCGGTTGTTGCAGTTTCAAAATCAGTTTTTTGCTTCTCGATAGACTTGCCATGTAAAGCCATGATGTCATCTATCAAGTCGGCCTTCAAACCGGCTTTCTCTAAAGCATCATCGGTCAATCCAAGTTTTTTTAAATCTTCGCGTTTCATTATCTGTTCCCTTTCTCATGTCTACACTTTTTACGTGGTCGTGTCACGCAACACCCGCCCTTTTACGTTTGCGGATAACGAAAAAAGCCACGCCGCCAGATTACTCCGAAAGCGTGGCCTAAGTCCCACTTATTAGTTGTGCCCCGTCAAAAGACGTTGCACTTTCAAAATTTAATAACTACATTATAAACTATTTCTTGTTATTTTTCAAGTTTTTTACAAACCCAACCCGCCTTCTACAATCATAGTTCTGAGAAATTCAAAAAATGAATAGTTATAAAATTCCCATTCAACAAACTGGACTGATATTTTATCTATGACATAAAGACACATCATAATGATCGCTGGCGCCGCAATCACAACATAAGCACCAATCAAAATAAAAAGTATAATTTTTTCAAATGTTTTCATTTCGTGCCTCCTTTTACTTCCCTATCATACCATGAACAAAATTGTTTACATAAAGAATACAGCAAATTCAAAAATGATCGGAATTCCTTGCTCATAGAATCTGTTCCCTTTCACACTGTCTGTATAATTCTGTTTGTTTGATAAAGTCCCTTAGTCTTGCCTGCCATACCCTTACCTTAGCCAATTCATCAGCATTGTCCAGTCCAGCCGCTTCTACCGCTGACGCTTCCCGCTTCGAATTCCTGATCTGGCGTTCAAAATACCGCTGCTTCTGTGTGGCCTCGTAGTAGCTCATTTCCTTGCCATTATAGGTAACAGTTTTGCTGGCATATTCGTTCAGCATCTCTTTATCGTAAGCATTTTTTGAAATGCCCTCAAAAAAAACGTAGTGGCTGTGGCGGCAATTTATTCCGTATAGCCCTGTAACGGTTCCGTAGCCGGTAATTTCGTAGAAATTGGGATACCCCTGCCCAGTACGCGAGANNTCCCTGCCACATCTCGTGGTTCTCAGGAGTACCGCCTTTATTTCGCGCTCCCAGGTGAGCGGAAGTCTGTACTAGGTCTATACCCATGTCATCGCATCGTTTTTCGGTGAGCTGCCCGCACGTGGAATTTACGCCGGTCAACACCGTGCGCCTGACTGCCACATCCAACTTATCCTGCCTGCCGCTTGCGTAATTGATGACCGATAACCCTGTATTTGCCAGCTCCTTTACCGCCGCCCGGATTGCCTGATCATACGAAAACGCTCCACTTACTACCTGCATATAGGCCAGGTCAGACGCTTCTATAAACGCATTCTGACCGGTTATGGCGGTTGTCAGAGTTAGGTTTCTAAGAATACCAGAGGTCTTTTGATAACCCGCTTTAAGTACATTGGTCATTGCGGGTGACAGGTTGAGTGGAACAGGTTCAAAGCCGGCTGCCTTGTAAATTGCGTCATCAAAAGCCATGGCCTTAACACCGGCCTTTTCAAATATTTTTTTTAGTTCCCGTTCAGACTTTCCAGTTAGGTCAGATAGTTTTTTTAGAATTTCATCATACAATGCGCCGGATTCTGACAGACGTTGTACCTGCCACGCAGCAGACGCGTAGGATATACCAGCCAACCGCTTAGCAATGTCATTGATCACAGACTGCTGGTAGCGTTCGTAGAGTTCCAAAACAGTCGATGGCAGAACATCAAGATAATCAGATGTCAGCATAAGTTATTTTTTCTTGCGTTTCAATCCCGCCGCTTCCCGCATGCTATCCTCAACATTGGCATAAAGTGCAGATAAGTATTTCTTTGCATCGCTTTCACTGGAATAGCATTTTAAAACTTTATTATCTGTTTTCTTTACCACACAAAATTTATTATTTTGTTTTATGATTTTCCACGGCATATCATTCCTCATTCTCAAAGAAAGCTTCTTGCCCAGCTTTTACTTCGGCAATTTTCGCCTTGGCCGTCTCCTCATCCTCGCCCATGTTGCGCATGCGGAACTCTACCGGCGACATGATACCCTGCTGAACCAGTCTCAAATCCTGCTGGAACGCGGCATCCTTGTCCACGATGACGGAATCGTCAAAGTCATAGGTAACTGTGTACACGCCCTTAGGGGCAAGCTTAGACAGCGTAGCCCAGGTGTCCATTGCATACAGCAGATCGTCTAGTGCCTTTTGTACGGACTTCTGGACATCTACCACGGTCGCATAAGACCGTTGTTTGCTGGTCTTTATCTCTGTGGCTGTTTTTGCTTCCATTTGTGGATCAGATAGCGTTCCATAGGCAAGCCCACAGTTATACTCAATTTTTTTAAGGATGGCGTCAAGACCATTTAGAATATTCTGCTCACGCATAGTCGGCGCCCACTCCTTAAACAAATCCCCTTCCGCACTACCTGTCTCTAATGTGCGATAAAGTCGTTTATTCGGCAAGATAGGCTTACCATCTGTGTCTTTGCCAAACGCCAACACATCAACAAAAATAGCGGCCTTGGTGGCCTCAAATTCCCAGAGCAAATCCGACCATTGTTGATCCGCCTGTTTTATCAGGTCAATGGCACGCGAGTAGCAGGATACGCCCAAGGGGGAGGCCGGATCGATGTTATTAGCCAGAGGATAGCGGAAGTAGGCATACAGGGGTTTATCTATGCCGGTTATGGTGGCCTCCGGCTCCAACCCGTTCCAATCCTCAACCATTGTCAACGGAACCTGGTTGCCCAAAATATCCTTAGTGCTGGAACGATAAGCCATGTTTTTTACAATAACGCCAGCGTCTGTCATTTCATGGGATTCCAGGCGTGTATAGTAATGATCGCCCTGTTTGCGCTGGTCAACGAATACACATGATGTAATGTTGCCGTTTGCGTCAAAATTAATTGGGAAAAACTGATCGGCTTGAACGAAATCAACGTTAATATCCTTGCCGTCCACATAAGGTTTAAATACCAAACCACCTTTAGCCGCTCCATACTCAATCACATCTCTAAGTTTATCGCTAACCTTCTTAAACTGCGCCGCCAGATAGTCGGCGCGTTGCGACCCCTCGATGGTGATGTCAAGCTCCAACGTTACCAGGCGAGATATTTCCCCCGCTACTGCCGCCGGAAGGTTGAGTGACTTTACATACTCGGTAAGCCATGGCGCGTCATTGACGTACATCCTTGACCACAGCTCTAATGCCGTTACCATCGGGTCGCTAATGGCAATATCCGAACCAATGGCCTGTTTTATCGACTGTTTATTTAACATTTTTCTCACCCATTCCCGAATCCAGTTAATCATTTTCGCAAACATTACTGTCCCCTCCGCCGCCAGATCATGTTAGTGGCATATCTCGTTGCATCGATGGCGTGGTTGTCTTTGTCAGGATACTCAGAGATATACTCACCATCCTTAGTTTGCTCGTACTCGTAATTTAAAAACTCCTCAGCGGTGTGCTGGCAGCGTTGGTTATCGATAATGATTGCCTTGAGAGATTGCAACCACTTGATCGAGTAACGCACACTATCCGGTCCCTTCTCTGCACCCCTGGCAGCCGCGCCGTACTCGCGCAAATCGGCAATCGATTTTGGCTCGGCGCTATCACATATCAGCGTATCACTTGACCTTAGTCCGGCGGAAGTCATTAGATCGTATATCCTCCGGTTAGAGGCTTTCCACGCCCGCACCTCGCCATAAATATACAGCGTCAATCGTGCCGCATCATAATGGCAACGGACATAGTGTGCCGGATCAGGATAATATCCAAAATCGAGACCGTGCAGGACATGATCGAAGCCACCAATTTTATTTCCGCGACCGTCATCCTTGCCGTAAATTTCCTCGTCCATGATTCTGCGCAGCTGCACATTTTCGAACACCAACCCACCAATGCCAATAGACTCTCCCAGATACTCATGTCTATAAGCGTCTGGATTAATTTCCTTAAGAAACTCCGCCTCGTCTAAAAACGCCTTGCCCAACCACTCAGGCGGCACCTGTAGATAGGTGGAGCGGTGGATTAGCCGGTGATCATTCGGTATCTGCATGTCTTTGACCGCCCAGTTATTACGAGAGCGCGGGGGGTTGAGCACTTTGATTTGGATGGCATGATCACCGCCGCGAATGGCAGACTGCACAATGGAGCGCACGGCGGCGGTGCCTCTAAACTGGTCGAGCTCCTCAAACAACAAAATACCTATATATCCAAACGGTGGCTTAATAGATTTTATTTTTAGCGGATCATCTCCACCGCGAAAGTAGATTTTTTGACCGGTTGGTTTGTAAGTGATCTCCAATGGATTTGTCGTGCATTTAAATTTACCTTCCAGCTCCGGATAGAAGCCCGTGATGTAATCGACCGCCCAAACCAGCTGATTGTATACGCTATCACGCAATGTGTCCTTGACCTGGCGCAGTGCCAACGCATGTACCTGTGGATTATTGAGTAGCTGCTCAATGGTCACGAGAGACGCAAACGAGGATTTAGTCGATCCGCGCCCGCCGGAGAGGATATACTCGTTATGACCGCCAGCCCAGATATCACGATAAATAGGATAAAAATTATCTGATATAGAATCGGCTGGGAGTTTGTATATCGTCCTGGTTGAATCGTCGCCCTCATCTGCCAGAGGCAAATCCAGCCCGAGCAATTTCGCCCTCCGCTCCATTATTTTAATGCATCTGTCTATCGCGCCCTGGTTGCCGCGCTCTGCCTGACTATACATCTGCTCAAACAAAGCGTCCAACCGCTGCAGCTCCAGCGTGCGCAGTTGACCGGCATCCTCCATAACCTGAGTTCTCAGTCTGCCAAGCGCGCGCATGACCGCCTTATACGCTCCTGGCTTGGTTATCCCCAATCTCTCCGCGATAGCATCATAGGTATAGCCGGCCATGCGCAACGCCATACCCTGTCGTTCGCGTTCCAAGGCGGTTAGTTTTTTTACGCTCGCTTTGCTGTCACCCATGTATACCGTCTATGTGTTTACCGCTGTTTTAAACTCGTCATCATCATATATCACGACTCGCAGGTATCTACCGCGCAGGTCGTGCATGGTAGATAGTATCTGTCCCTCGGTCTCCGGCAAATCCAGCTCGACGCGGATACCACCATCGACCATGGTTTTAACTCGGCACACAGTCGCCGGAAAATCGACTAGACTATCCATGCTCTACACGTATCTCCACATCATCCCCATCCTGATCCTGGACTGTACAACGCACGCTATCAACCGGCGGTACGTATGTACCGTACTCACAGTTATGTCCCTCACACATGTGATATGTTTTGCCACACTCTGGACATACGACATAGGGATCGTTAGTCATGATACCTNNGTGGACTCAGGGCAAACGATGCCTGGTTAGCGATCATAGCTGCCACAAATGCGCGCACCACCTGCACCCAGCCATCAGTAGCGGAGCACATACCAGCCAGGTCAGGAGCAAATTTAATCAACACTCCGCCGCAATCCAGCGCGTACATGCCACCGGCAACCAGCGCCAGCATACCCAGCATAATGAGTCTCTTTTTGTCGCCTACTAACCCTCCATACCAACTGGACAGTCCAGGCAGGTAGGAAAACAACAGCGACAGGATAACACCGGCAACACTCGATATTAGATCAGCAGTCATATATAGCTCCTTTTCTGTTTATTATACCACGTGTATACAAATCTGCAAGCAATCATCTGATTAATGGCTACTATCAGTTAAGAAGAATGTCATATAAAAAACATGACATTTTACTTATATTGCCCCTTGACAAACCCAGCGGTAGGTACTATACTATAGACATCAAATACAAAAAAACAGGAGAAATGAGATGGAGATAGCACTTTTTCACAAGCATTTTGACGAAGAGTGGCTCACACATGTAAAAACCCAAATGTTAGAATTAGGGGCGCCTGAAATAAAGTGCATATGGAGCGAGATATATGGTATGTGGCTAGCAATTGAGGGATGCCATAGGCTACGGGCAGCAAAAGAGTTGGGAATCACACCCATTATTATTGACATCACTAATGACGAGACAACCATCCAACAAATCGATGGAATCGATACAGTCGTAAATGTCGCGGAACTTGCGCAAGAGCTTAACGATGATGCGTGGAAATCGGAAATATTATCCTTTGATGATTAACGTCGAAACGCTCCACTCGGAGCGTCCTGGCGAGGTTGACCACTTGCCGGCTGATGAGACAAGGTCAAATAAAAGGAGATAAAAATGAAAACAAAATTAACTCCAGAGCAAGCGGCAGCGATCGAAAAATCAAAAAATGAACTCATTGATAAAATTATCGCAACCCAGGATGTTATGCGTGAGTATCCTCTCCGCGAGGATGGTACCAGAGATTTTGGCGCACAGTTAATAGAGCGCCCAGTCAGTCGCGATGACATTACCTACCTAGTTAACAAATACTACGAGTATCGCATTGACGATCACATGTCTCATGACGATGCAGCCAGACAGACATATGCTTGCTGCTACAAAAAAAGCGACATAGGTTACAACCCGCACGCACGGATCGCGGAATTAAAAAATCAAAATAAATAAAGGAGACTGAAATGAATGCAAAGGAAATTATGGAAAAGAATGAGCAGGCATTAATGGACTGGTTTATTTGTGGGGTTGACGGATCACATTGGGACGGGTTATCTCACCAGCTCTATCTCGATCTGGACGATAACAGTATCTATCAACTCACTGAGGCATCCGATCAGACCTGGCATCAACGCGATGACGGATCATTAATACAGATAGACCATCACTGCGGATATGGGGATATACCAGATGAGGAGTTGTACACAGATGGTTGTAGCATCTATGACTACGGATACCAAGACTATTTAGATGATATTGAGCAGTCTATTAGCGAGGCTATCAACCAATAATTTTCATCCCTGCCGGCGGGGATTGTACACCGGCAAAGGAGACGAAAATGAAAAAAATATATTTTAGAAGCGTTATCGGTGGTGGTCTAACCATAAAACAGCTTGTTTTTTCGCTGTTTGTACTAAGTTACACCGACAACCGTAGCCTGGCTAACGGGAGAGCAGGAAAAAGTATCACTGTAAGCAAAAGATGTTTTACAAATCTATAAATTTTGGAAAGGAGAAAAATGAATTATGAAATTGAAAGCAAAGAATATATAATCCAGCACACAAAAAGAGGTTGGAGAGCAATCAGTTGGCATCCTCACTATATTATGACAGATTTTGTGAAATCGAAAGAACGGGCGATAATAGAGGGCGATGATGCCATAAAAAAATATTATGAGGAGAAAAAATGAACACGAAATCTTTAGAAACCGCGATTGACTGCATGATAGAAAAATTGCATGGCTGGAACGAGGACGCCGTCATCTACCGGAACGATGATGGCTCATATACATGTGATCCTCGCTCAACCTACGAGAGTGTCGCCCGTGAGCATGAGGTTGTAGAGATATATACATGCCATGATCTGGATGATATCTTTCCAGGTTT